GGTAACAGAGCCTGCATTTTTTCAACAGCATCAGGGGTGTCTTTATCCAGCCAACGGAAAATTTTCTGGGTATTACGGGCCAGGGCTTCCGGATGGCTGTCGTCATACAGTTCCGGGAACGTCATTCCCAGCTCGAAATACGCTTTGGTAATTTTCGCAGCCGGTACTTTTTCGCCGTCCGGATGCGCCCAGACATTCATCGCCATGCGGATGTGTTCATGCTTGATTTTCATGAATCATTCTTTCCTTCGTTCGAGGTGCTATCCTGCTTCTTGTAAAGTTCTGGGTTGTATTTCAATTCACCGTTAGTAATTTCATCCAGTTCCATTGCGCGAAGTTTGGGAATAACTGCTTTCCACCGCACAACAGCCACATGTGAAATTCCAAGAGCCTCAGCTACTAGTCGCTTTTTTTTGAAATAGCGCAGAACATCATCTTTGAACATAAAACTCTCCTGTTATTTCGAGCAGAAGGGTAACAATAGTTACATAACAATGTCAACCATAGCAACATCACTTGGTAGTAACATTGGTTACATGAAAAACACTATCAGCGAACGTATTCGGAATCGTCGAAAAGACGTTGGATTAACCCAACAGCAGGTTGCGAAAGCAATCGGCATATCTCGTGTATCCGTAACAAAATGGGAAAATGGCTCTTCAAAACCTGACGGTGAGAATTTGTATCTACTGTCAAAATTGCTTTCCAAATCTCCTGAATGGATTCTTTATGGAAAGGACTGTCACGATAAAACCGATGATCTGCGTCTGAATCAGTACCCTTACATTAGTGACAACATCGCCCGGTTGCCCGTTTTAACGTGGGAACAGGCTGGTTATTGGGATATGAGTTGTCCAGTAACCAAGATTCCTGGTATTAATAACTGGGTTGATGTCATGACAAAAACCGCTGAAAACTCTTTTTTATTGCATGTTGAGGGAGATGCGATGACAAACTCTAACGGCCTCCCAACCATCCCCGACGGATCTACCGTGCTGATCACACCATGCTCAAGTAACATTAGAGAACTGGTGGGAAAAATAATCTTAATCCAATTGGAAGGAACGCCAAACGTAACACTAAAAAAAGTTGCGATTGACGGACCAAACATCTATTTGTTGTCACTGAATCCGCTTTACAAACCCATCGAACTGAATGGTGGTTACACCATTAAAGGTAAAGTTTCACAAATACATCAATACTTAGACTGAGTCAGAACCCGCATTCATTGCGGGTTTTTTATGCCCTCAAATGTACCTTTTGCAACATTGTATTGACTCGAAAGGTAACTCTTGTTACCTTAACAACATACCAACCCACCCCGCCCCACAGAACGCAGGGAAATACTTCGAGTTACCCGGCAGTGGTCAGGGGTTAAGTAGCCAGCCCGAGGCGTAAGAACATGACGGCAGGGTTCAACTTTAATAACTATGCAGCAGGTTTTTGTTCCGCTACCCCGGCGTTAAGGGGAAATGAGGTCAGCATGGATACTATCGATCTTGGCAACAGCGAATCTCTGGTATGTGGCGTGTTCCCCAACCAGGACGGTACGTTCACCGCGATGACGTATACCAAAAGCAAAACGTTTAAAACCGAAAATGGTGCCCGTCGCTGGCTGGAAAGAAACTCAGGTGAGTGATATGGATTTCAACACAATCATGGAAAAGGCTTACGAAGAATACTTCGAAGGCCTTGCCGAAGGCGAAGAAGCCCTCAGCTTCAGTGAGTTTAAACAGGCGCTTTCCAGTTCGGCAAAATCTAACGGCTGATAAGCGAAACAGCACCGCGAGGAATCAGTATGCAGAAACGAGAACCCGTCATCATCGCGCCAGACTATACCGATGATGAACTTTATGAGTGGATACACCAGAAAATTAAGGCTGCGCAGGACCTGAAATGGGCCAATGAAGCCAGGGCTAAGCAGGCTGAAAATCTGTCCGCTCTGGAGCAGGATATCACCAGGCTGGAAAAAGCAGCGGCATTAAGCATTGCCAGAATGATTACATACCCGCGTTAATAGCTAACCAACGAGGCTAATAATGGAATTTAAAGATTTACCAATGCCATTCCAGGAAATGGCAGCGAATGTGGTTCGCTCTCAACTGGCGACTCTTGACCTGAGTACCGTAGAAAAAGAAACCATCGACAATATATCCGGTAACGTACGCCGAGCCTTTATCGGGCTGTACGAAGAGAAGCAGCTCTCTGATAACCAGGATTTACATGAAAAATACTTTCTGGAATTAATGGACATCATTAATAAAGGATTTGGCTTGTTAATGAAAAAGAAAGGGATTCGAATAGCTCCCCTTGAAAATCATTTTACAGCAAGCAGTATTAATTCCTGTGATTTAAAGCATCACACATCCGATGGGAAAGTTGAATCAAACAACAAAATATCAATTAATCATTAATTTATTCACAGGTGAGGTAGAGTGCGTGCGCCGGACACGGATAAGAATCCGGCACTGACAGTTTACTGAAAGGATATTTCCATGAAAAGTCAGACCATAACGCGAAAGCGCACGGCGAGGTAGCTGGTTCATAGATAGCCTGTCGTTAAATTTTCGTCGACCGTGCGCTTCCGGTTGTGACACTCCGCGAAATGGCGCGGCGGTAAGTATGACGGGGTTATTCCTTCCCCGTTGAGGACACCGGGTTGTCAGGTTGACCATACGCTTAAGTGACAACCCCGCTGCAACGCCCTCTGTTATCAATTTTCTGGTGACGTTTGGCGGTATCAGTTTTACTCCGTGACTGCTCTGCCGCCGTTTTTAAAGTGAATTTTGTGATGCGGTGAATGCGGCTAAGCGCACGCGGAACAGTTAAAACCAAAAACAGTGTTATGGGTGGATTCTCTGTATCCGGCGTTAATTGTTAACTGGTTAACGTCACCTGGAGGCACCAGGCACTGCATCACAAAATTCATTGTTGAGGACGCGATAATGGAAACGTTATTACCAAACGTTAATACGTCTGAAGGTTGTTTTGATATTGGTGTTCTGCTCAGTAACCGGGAGTTTACTGAAGATGCCATTAATATGAGGAAATATGAGCCTTATCTGCTCAATGATAATTCCATACTTTCCCGAATTGCTCTTCTTGAACTTGGTATTTTCGGAGAGCGTCAATGACTTCAGCATTTGCACTGATGATGACGGTTTTTCTTATAACGGGTGAATCACAGAATGTGATTACCGGAATTTATGCCAGTAAAGAATCCTGCCTCCAGGCAAGAGACGAGCAAAAAATTTCTGGTGAATGCCTCCCGGTAAAAAAAGTATCGCTGTACCTGAATAACGAAACACCGGCTGGATAACCCTCCAGCCATATTAACACCATACCAACGGATTAAAAATGCCAGCAATGGCAGGGATTTGTTCACCCTTAAATCTGTAATGAGGTTTATCAATGAGCACTGATAAAGAAGAATTTGCGCTATATTGCGAAGCAAAAAATGACAAAGTCAGAAAACGTCTGGGAATTAAAGGTGGTTTTTACTGGACTACAGCAAAAAAATTATCTGTTGCCATCTCCCGCTGCATTACCGCAATGGATGACAACGATTATGATGAAGACGACTTTAAAAAACCCGTTCGCGTCCATTTACCCGTTGTGAATGACCTTCCACCTGAAGGCGTGTTTGATACCGAATTCTGCAACCGATACGAAAAAGGCGGGGAAGATGGCATTACAATGGTATTTATCGCGCCCTCTCCCTCCGTGCAGGAGAAACCAGCCAGTACTGACAATACCAACGTCAACGGCGAAGACATGACGGAGATTGAGGAGAATATGCTCCTGCCGGTTTCTGGTCAGGAGCTGCCCATTCGCTGGCTTGCGCAACACAGCAGCGAAAAACCAGTAACGCACGTTGCACGGGAAGAACTTCAGGCATTACATATAGCACGGGCGGAAGAACTGCCGGCTGTTACTGCCCTGGCCATTTCTCACAAAACAAAGCTGCTCGACCCGCTGGAGATTCGCGACCTTCACAAACTGGTACGCGACACTGACAAAGTTTTCCCTAATCCCGGTAATTCAGACCTGGGACTGATAACTGCTTTTTTCGAGGCATACCTGGACGCTGATTACACTGATCGGGGTCTGCTGACAAAAGAGTGGATGAAAGGAAATCGTGTTTCGCGTATCACCCGTACGGCTTCCGGTGCAAATGCCGGTGGCGGGAACAAAACCGATCGCAATCCGAATTTAGTACACACCTTCGATGCGCTGGATGTGGAGATTGCAGCAGCCACACTTCCGATGGATTTTAATATTTATGAAATTCCGGGCAGCGTTTATCGTCGCGCAAAAGAAATCGTCCTGAAAAAAGAAAGTCCGTTCAGGGAATGGTCCGCAGCACTTCGCGCAACCCCTGGTATCCTGGACTATTCCCGCGCAGCTATTTTTGCACTTATCCGAAGCGCCCACCCTGAGTTTTATCACTACCCGGGGCGCCTTCAGGGGTATATCAATGCCAACCTGACAGAAACTGATCACGAGAATCCCACAGCTGAAACGCTCATGGCTGCCCGGCATACACCGGAAAAAGATATCCTGGAAGAAATTAACGGCGGACTGGCTGCTGAGTGCAAAACAGAAGAAGAAAAAAATGATGAAGATAACCCGCAACCATCTGGCGCAATGGCAGATGAACAGGCAACGGCTGAAACAATGGCAGCGGATACAGTTGAACATCATCAGGACCCGCAGCCGCTGGATGACAAGTCACAGGTAAAAGTTACCGCTGACGAAGTAAACAAAATTATGCAGGCAGCCAATATCAGCCAGCCTGACGCCGATAAGTTGCTTGCTGCCTCTCGCGGAGAATTTGTTGCAGGGATTAGCGACCCGAATGATCCGAAATGGGTAAAGGGGATTGAAACCCGCGATTCTGTAAACCAGAACCAGCAAGAATCGGAACAGAACGACCAGAAAGCGGAACAAAACAGCCCAAATGCGTTACAAAACGAGCCAGAAACGAAACAACCTGAACCAGTAGTGCAACAGGAACCGGAAAAGATCTGCACCGCCTGCGGTCAGACCGGCGGCGGCAACTGCCCTGATTGTGGCGCGGTGATGGGCGACGCAACATACCAGGAAACATTCGATGAAGAGAATCAGGTTGAAGTTCAGGAAAATGATCCGAAGGAAATGGAAGGCGCTGAACATCCACACAAGGAGAATGCTGGCAGCGCTCAGGATCACGCCAGCGATAGTGAAACTGGCGAGACGGCAGATCCCTTAATTACGGTGAACGGTCATCACGTTATCACATCCACCAGCAGGACGTGTGACCATCTAATGATCGACCTTGAAACCATGGGAAAAAATCCTGATGCCCCGAT